AGTCAACCCGTTCAGGATGCGATCGAGCATTGTCCTGGGCGTTGCCGCCGTAGCTACTGGATTGTATGTTGCGGCGAAGTGGTTCAATGTTTCGGGAGAAGTACGTTACCTAATCTCGAAGCGATTGGACCAAAAGGCCGTGAGACCAGGGAGAGATCCTTTGGTTTTGCGGTCGAAGTTTGGAGACGTTCCTACCTTACCTGTGAAACAGCAGAAGAACCATACCCATGGTCTATCTGCTGCTAACAGGTCTAGTGGATCAGAAACCATCGAACTCATCGCCCGCACGTTGGGGTCTGATGTCTGGTATTACCAGCGCTCAAGCGCTGATGTACGTAATGGCCGCTCTGGCTGCCGTTCGTATTATTGGACGAAGGACTTCAACGGGCCTGCGGCAAGATTCGCGCCCACGGATAACACCGTGATCGTGATGATTGACGTGGACCATTATGTGGATATGAACGATTTTCTAGCTCGCAACTTCTACCCTGTCATTCTTTACACCTGCCAGCCCACAGTTACCAGTCGTGTTGATGGAGAGTATTCTTATACTTTCAACAGCAACAATGAACTGGTGTATTCTGTGTCCGGCGGGGGAGGATATGTCCATAAGGTGTGGAATTATTGCGGAGATTCATTGAAGGTGTGCTGGGGGTTTAAAGGATTGCCCCTGGTCACCAACTTGTATCAACTGGAAAGGCGTTACATGAGTCCAGATCACCAGATTATTCTGTTGGCACCGTTGGCCAGGTTTTGGTTTCAGGATGCGGTGTTGGCTAACTGGTGCATGGAGGGCAGGCGGCTTGAAAGGCTGTCTGTCGTGCAAGGTGACTTCACGCGTATGGTGGTCAAGAACGGAAATACACGTTTGACGATCACTGGGCGCGTGGGGTGTTACAGCAGCGCTGTGGTTAAGTCGTCCGTGGATGACTCGATCGCAAGTGTTGCGCGCACCATGAAATCTGGGCTTGGTCTTCCGGCCGTGAAAGCGGCCATGGGGGAAGACCGCGATGGGTGTGAAATCCTCTTTGAATTTCACAAAATGCAGAATAAAATGAAGATGTTGCCGACGGTCAACGTGGTCGATGACTATGTACGCAACTATCAGTTCTACGATGATGATTATGATCCAGAGGCGAAGCCTTCCATGGTTTCTTTCATGAAGCCATTGGTGGATGGGGCTTTCTGCCCGATGATGTGCAAGTCTAATGATAGACGAGCGGTTGAGGCGCGCATCATCGCGCAGAGGAACGAACGGCAGCTTAGCAAGCACGTCTTGAAGTTGGTCGATGAGTTCGTGAACCTGTTTTGGGGTTCAGACTTGGGGTTAATGGATCCGATGGATGAGGATTACCTTAAGATGAAACAGAACAAGCCGGCTCAGAGGCGAATTTTGGACGATGCTGAGTATTTGGAGCCAGAAAGGAAGATTAAGGCCTTTATGAAGCGTGAAGCCTACCAGAAGTGCAGTGACCCTCGTGTCATCTCCACTATTAATGGTGTGGATAAGCGTGATTATTCGGTCTATATTTATTCCCTGGCTAAACGCCTGAAAATGTTACCATGGTATGCGTTTGGGAAGACGCCACGCCAGAACAGCGAACGGATTGCTGAGATCTGTGAAGGGGCCGAAATGGTCGTGAACACTGACTTCAGCAGAATGGATGGTCGTGTTTCTGAGATTCTTCGGTATCTTGAGGAACAGCTGATGATTCGGGGATTCCGCAGAGAATATGTGGATAATATCCTCGAGCTGATGCGGAGCCAGCATGGCATGAGGGGGACGATGAAACATGGTGTTTCGTATGACACGGGCTTGTCCCGTTGCAGCGGATCGCCTGAAACGTCGGCGTTCAACACTATTGCTAATGCATTTGTGGCTTACGCGACCTACCGTTCGATGAGTAACGCTTTTGGGAAATGGATCGATGCTGCTGAGGCTTGGGAACGCCTCGGTTTGTATGCTGGAGATGATGGAGTCTCCGCTAACATCGATCCCACCAAATACGCTAAATGGGCCGATAAGGTGGGCCAGATCCTAGAGATCGACGTGGTTAAACGCGGCGACATTGGGGTCAAATTCCTTGCGCGTCAGTACGGGCCACATGTGTGGTTTGGAGATCCTAACAGCTGTTGTGATTTTCCCCGTCTGATGAGTAAGTTCCATGTCACGGCAGGGATGAATCGGAGTATTACTTCGTTGGACAAGCTTAAGGACAAAGCGTTTGCTGCGTGCTTGAGCGACCATTCGTCCCCTGTGATTGGAGCGTTCACTACGCGCGTTATGGAGTTGGCTGGGAATAACTGGTTGTTCGAGAACCTCAACAATTCTTGGTTGCCGCAAGGCACCGACTCGGACGTCCAGTATCCCAATGAGGCTGATTCGTGGATGGACACTCTGTTCGCGGATCAGCTGCCTGGCTTTGATCGTGAGCGGTTCGAACAGTGGCTGTTCGAGACCGTGACTTTGGACGACTTGCTGTCACCACCTGAGTGTGTTCAGCGGGTCGAACCCAAAATTCCGAAAGGTACAGATGTCGTGGTTGACGGAGATCTGCTTTCGGAACTCACGATTACATCGCCACCCGAGAAACCTACCAAACGGGTTCGGCTGTCTAAGGAAAAAGGCAGCCCGGGTGAAGCCACAAATAGACCAAAACCCTTTTCGAGGACTAGTAAACCTCGTTCAGTATCGGAATTACTAAGTCGTAGACGCAAGAATTAAAATTTGCTGATTATTCGACAGTGCTATGTAAGGAGCACCACTGCG